TAAACATAGATGAACGTATACGTAAGACAGGGTTAGATGCAAAGCTGGTGGCATCTGTTCACGATGAGTATCAGTTTGAGGTAGCTAACTCTGATGTAGAAAGATTTACAAAACTAACAAAGGAGGCAATGTACACAACACAAAGAAACTTTAAATTTAAATGTGACCTAGATTCTGACTATAAAGTTGGAAATAATTGGGCAGAAACTCATTAAAGTTGTTGACAAACGAATCACTTTATGATACTGTCCTCATGTTGTTTAGTAGTAGACAACGTAACTCAAGGCTGGAATGGTCCAGCGGAAACTAAATGGAGAACTAAATGAAAGATCCAATCTATATCACTGGTAAATGTCACTATGCTTCAATCACTGAACCGAATACAAAGTTCGATCCGGTGTGGAGTATTCAAGTAGAAGTGAACGATGATAACCGTTCTGTAGTCGAGAGTGCAGGACTTCCAATCGCCAATAAAGGAGATGAGCGTGGCGATTTTGTAACAATTAAACGTAAAGTATATCGTAAAGATGGTAGCGAACGTCAGGCTCCCATTGTAAAAGACTCTCAGAATAATTTGTGGAATGGTAAATTAATTGCCAATGGTAGTTTGGTAAACGTCAAAGCAATTCCATATGATTGGAACTATGCAGGTAAATCAGGCGTATCTGCTGACCTTGCCGCTGTTCAGGTTGTAGACTTTATTGAATACACTGATGGCAGGGAAGATTTTGCCCCCGTCTCTGGTGGATACGTACAAGAATCTACCTCAGTGCCGTTCTAATCTAAGGAGAGGGGGAGTAGTATTCGCTGTTGCTGCTCCCCCATTTTTTATGAAAAATATAGATACATTAGTCTCAGATATATATGAACTATTTAATCTCACTCCATTGGAGATGGACGAGAAGGAGGTAGACAAACATATAGATAACTTTGGAGAAATGCTGAAGGTACATATCAAAAGCTTTCTCTATGAAGTTCCCAGAGATAGAAGTAATTTAAGATTATCTTCGATTGGTAAACCTGATCGTCAGATATGGTATGACATACACAGAAAGTTAGATGGCACACAATTAAAACCATCTACACGTATTAAGTTTTTGTATGGATATATTCTTGAAGAGCTTTTACTTTTGTGTGCTTCTATTGCTGGACACTCTGTCACAGATCAACAGAAAGAAGTCTCTGTTGGTGGCGTCTTAGGACATCAGGACTCTATCATAGATGGTGTTCTTGTTGATTGTAAGTCAGCAAGTGGTAATGGTTTTAAAAAGTTTAAGTTTAATACTTTGTTAGAAGATGATCCCTTTGGTTATATTGCACAGATATCTGCATATGCTCAAGCAAATGGCTTAGATCAAGCAGCTTTCCTTGCAATAGATAAATCAACTGGAGAAATATGTTTATCTAAAGTACATAACATGGAGTTTATTAATGCAGAAGCTCGTGTTAACTCTCTTAAACAAGTTGTATCAAATGATCAGCCACCTACTAGGTGCTTTCCTGATCTTCCTGATGGCAAGTCTGGCAATCGTAAGTTGGGTATTAACTGTGTGTATTGCAGCCACAAGTCGGAGTGTTGGTCTGATGCTAATCAAGGTAAAGGCTTACGTGTTTTTCAATATGCAAAGGGTAAAAGGTTTCTTACACATGTAGAAAAGGAACCTGATGTAGAAGAAGTATATGCACTGGAAGTTTCATAGTAAACCAGACACAATAAATAACTTTGGGTTTGTCTATCTTATTACAAACAAAAAAACAAAGAAAGCTTACATAGGTTGTAAGCAATACTTTGTTAAACGAAATGGTAAGAATGTCGAATCAAACTGGAGATCCTATACTGGATCAAGTAAGTATCTGAATGAAGATATTAAAAAACTTGGTAAGAAAAACTTTACGTTTAAAATTTTATTAGAGTGTAAGAACAAAAGAAGTTTAAGATATTATGAGTGTTATTATCAAATGTTACATAAAGTATTAACAACAACATTGGAGGGTACGGATGAGCCAGCTTACTATAACAATTATGTAGGTGGTAAATTCTATCGTCCAGTTCAAGAGCTAGATGTCTGAAGAGTTTGGAAATCTATACGATTTAGCTGAAAAAAATTCAGATAGATCTTTATACATTGCAATAATTCTTCAGGCTCTTCTTGACTTGACTAAACCAAAAGAGTATGATGAAACAATTCAAACAGCAATCCAGCGTGATCAAGCAAGCGCATGGGTGTTTGCTTCTATTGGTGTAACGTGTGATAATTTTGTTGAGACTTGTGAGCTTGCAGGTTTCGAACCAAGAACAGTTAGGAACTTTGCATTAAAAGCAATAACATCAGGGGATATAAATGAAATTAGAAGAAGACTCCACTCATTCCTATGAGAACAGAGATGCTTATATTCTTAGACGTATGAAAGAATCTGCATTAGAAGAACAGATAGGTGGCAGCCACTATAAAGATTGTCAGATACAACCAGTAGAGTATATAGTTAGAAATGGTTTAGACTTTCTTGAAGGTAACATTATTAAATACACAACAAGGCACAGAACAAAAGGACAAGGTAAAGAGGACATACAAAAGGTAATACATTATGCGGAAATGATTCTGCATTTTTACTACGAGGGGCAAGATGATTAACGACATTATTAAAGTTTCTCCAGAGAGAGATGACTTATTCGATGAACTTGGGATAGCTCGACTTAAAGAATCTTACATGATGGACCATGAGCTATCTCCACAAGAGAGGTTTGCATATGTTTCCAGATGTTTTGGCACTAATGAAGAACATGCTCAAAGGCTTTATGAATATTCTTCAAAGCATTGGTTATCCTATTCAACTCCTATACTATCATATGGGCGTTCCCGGCGTGGCCTTCCTATTAGCTGTTATCTTAATTATATACACGATAGTGCAGAGGGTTTAGTTGATAACTTATCAGAAACGAATTGGCTTAGTATGCTTGGCGGTGGTGTTGGTATTGGCTTTGGTATTCGCTCTAGCGATGATAAGAGTACTGGAGTCATGCCACATCTCAAGATGTACGACTCCTCTAGTCTTGCTTATAGACAAGGACGCACAAGACGAGGATCATATGCGGCATACTTAGACATCTCACACCCAGATGTATTAATGTTTCTTGAGATGCGAAAGCCTACTGGCGATCAGAACTTTCGTTGTCTTAACATGCATCATGGTATTAATATATCAGATGAGTTTATGAATGTGCTTGAACACTGCATGGTCAATCCATATGCTGATGATACTTGGGACTTGGTTGATCCACACAGTAAGAAAGTATGCGATGTAGTCTCTGCTAAAGAACTGTGGCAACGTATTCTAGAGATGCGTATGCAGACAGGAGAACCTTACTTACACTTTATAGATAAGTCTAATGCTGAGATGCCATCATGGTTGAAGCAGAGAGACTTAAAAATAAATCAATCTAATCTTTGTTCAGAGATTATCCTACCAACATCTGTAGACAGGACGGCAGTATGCTGCTTATCTTCTGTTAATCTAGAATACTTTGATGAATGGTCTAAAGACAAATACTTTCTTATGGATACACTGGAGATGTTAGATAATGTTCTACAATCTTTTATTGAAGAAGCTCCTGATAGTATTAGTCGTGCTAAGTTTTCCGCTATGCGTGAACGCTCAGTCGGTGTTGGAGCATTGGGATTCCATGCCTACTTGCAAGCTAAGAACATTCCATTTGAATCAGCAATGGCTAAGTCAATCAACATGCGAATGTTTAAACACATACGAACAGAACTTGATCGTGCAAACAGAGGCTTGGCAGTCCTTCGAGGAGAAGCACCTGATGCAGCAGGAACAGGGTTACGTTGTTCTCATGTCATGGCAATTGCCCCTAACGCTTCAAGTTCGATTATCATGGGAAACACATCACCCTCAATTGAACCTTGGAGAGCTAACGCCTATCGCCAAGATACTCTTAGTGGTTCCTTTCTAAATAAGAACAAGTTCTTAGATAAGATAATCAAAGAGAAGTGTGAGAAAGATAGTAAGCTAAACTATGATCGTATCTGGTCAAGTGTTATAGCTAATGATGGATCTGTGCAGCACCTACGTTGTCTTGAACCAGAGGAGAAAGAAGTATTCAAGACTGCTATGGAGATAGATCAAAGATGGGTGATTGAACATGCAGCAGATAGACAGCAGTACATAGATCAGTCTCAGTCTCTGAATGTTTTCTTCAGACCAGATGTTGACATAAAGTATCTACATGCTGTACACTTCATGGCATGGAAGAAAGGTCTGAAGACTATGTACTATTGTAGATCAGAGAAGATTGGTAAGGCTGATAAGGTCAGTCGTAAGATAGAACGTCAGATCATTGACGAGTTAAGTATGGAAGCACTTGCTTCTGGTGAAGAATGTCTAGCATGTGAGGGGTGACATGGAATTAACTGCTGAAATAGTTAGAGAGTTATTAGATTATAATCCTAATACTGGAGAGCTTTTTTGGAAGAAAAGACCTCTAAAGTATTTTAAAAATAAACATGATAGAGATAAATGGAACGGTAAATTTTCTGGTAAGGAAGCATTCACTACTATCTATCGTCAAAAAACTGGAAGAATTTCAAGAAAAGAAGGTAGAATTTTTGGAAAAAAATATTTAGCACATCGTATAATATGGCTACATTATTATGGTTGTTTACCTAAAAATCAAATAGATCATATTAATCATGATCCAACTGATAATAGAATAATTAACCTTAGAGAAGTTACTCCTTCTGAAAATAATAGAAATAGAACACTACAATCTAATAATAAAGTAGGACATAATGGTGTTTACTATGATAAAGATAATAATAAATATAGAGCACACATAGCAATTAATAATGTTAGTAAATGTTTAGGACGTTATACTACTCTTGAAGAAGCAGTAGAAGCTAGAAGAATAGCTAATATAAATTATAATTTTCACGCTAATCATGGGGCAGAGAAAAATGACTGAGTTAAAACTACAAGATGAACGAGATTACTTTAAACCATTTCATTATCCTTGGGCTTATGATGCATGGCTAAAGCATGAGCAATCACACTGGCTGCATACTGAAGTGCCAATGATTGAAGATGTCAAGGACTGGAAAGATAAACTATCTACAGAAGAGAAGTACTTTCTCACAAATATTTTTCGTTTCTTTACACAGTCAGACATAGATGTATCTGGTGGGTACGTAAATAATTATCTGCCTAACTTTCCACAACCAGAGATACGTATGATGTTGTCGGGCTTTGCTGCTCGTGAGGCTTTACATGTAGCTGCATACTCACATCTCATTGAGTCTCTTGGTATGCCAGAGACAACATATAATGAGTTCAATGAGTATGAAGCTATGCGAGACAAGCATGAGTTCTTCAAGGCAAACGTGTCCTCTGGTAAGCTGCCTATACCTCTACAGATTGCAGCTATCTCTGCTTTCACTGAGGGCTTGGCATTGTTCAGTAGCTTTATTATGCTGCTTAACTTTCCTCGACATGGCAAGATGAAGGGCATGGGACAGATAGTTACATGGTCTATTGTAGATGAAACACAACATGCAGAAGGTATGATCAAGTTATTTAGAACTTATGTAGAAGAGAATAGGAATGTTTGGAATGACAAAACCAAATCAGAAATCTATAAGACGGCAACTAAGATGGTTGAACTGGAAGATAAATTTGTCGATCTTGCGTTTAAGATGGGTGCGATTGATGGCCTCACTCCGACAGAAGTTAAGGAATACATTCGGTATATAGCAGATCGTAGACTAATATCTATGGGCATGAAAGGCATATTCAAAGTCA